TGACGCACAAGGCGATCTTGTCAACTCCTTGACCGACAGCGATTTGTTGTTGGGCACACGGCAACGATTCACCCCCTATGCCTATCAGGTCCTGTTGATCGACAACAAACTGCAGGCCTTGCGCCAGCAACAGGTCGTAGATCAACCCAACACCAGCCTGACACCAGCGGATTCGCCGTCCAGCAACCTGCTGTGGCAAAGCGTGGTCGGTATGTACGGTACCCTGCGTCCGGGCATCAGCTATGTGACCCTGGAGCAACCCGATGGTACAGATGTCACCGGCACTGTGGCCTTTGATCCCACCGATGACAGATTCTTGTTGTTCACTGTGAACGCTGGAACTGTGCCAGCCAATACCTTGTCGCCCATAACCGCGGTGATTGATCCCTTGGTCAGCGGACCGGGATTTGGCCTGCCAGCGGCGGCTCTGGGTCAAAGATATTTGTTCACACAGGCCACCGGAAGCTACGCCAACACCGGAACCACCAATCCCGAAGCCTGGTCTGGCACAGGAGGTCAACCTTTGGTGGCCCAGGCCAATGACATAGTGGAATGGGATGGCGCCAGATGGCAGATAAGTTTTGATAGCACCAGCAGTGACAACACAACACAATACGTGACCAATCTGGTCACAGAAATCCAGTATCGCTGGACCGGCACTGCCTGGGTCAAATCATACCAGGGACTTTATGCAGGAGGCACATGGACACTGGTATTGTAGCCGCCGTGGGTGTGTGGTTTTATGCCATTGACACCCAACGCTACTTGTATCTCATGCGAAGTGATCCCAAACATCCTGGCAGCTGGGGCCTGCCCGGTGGCCGTGTAGAAGCCGGAGAAAGTTTATTGGATGCCATGACCCGCGAATGCCGAGAAGAAATGGGATTTGTGCCCGATTACCTGCGTATGATACCCTTGGAAAAGTTCACCACTGTGGATGCAGGGTTTGAATATCATACTTTTTTCTGTGTGGTTGATCAGGAGTTCCAGCCCGAACTCAACAGCGAGCACCTGGGCTATGCCTGGATCGATTCAGGAATCTGGCCCAGACCCATGCATCCGGGACTTTGGTCGACTGTGAACTTTGAAGCCGTGCAACACAAGATCTTGACCATCGAAAGCACGGTTCACACGTCGCAGTAGCCAATAAACTCTCTGTGGGTCATGGCCTGGGTGTTGGCCGGTTCCAGCCAGGCATCATACATGTTGGTGGCTTCGCCAACAAAATAAAACTTGACTGCAGGATAGGCATCAACCACATTTCTAACTTGTTGAGACCATGTGACATTTTCCACGGCGGTTTCTTGATTGTAGCCCAGCATGAATATTTCTTGGTGTCCATCAAAGGCCGCCAGATACGGCAAAGTGGCTATGTCCAAGAGTCCTGGTGAGTGCGGCAACAGATAAAACTCTCCAGGATGGGCCAAGCACTGTCGGGCCGTGGTGTACACGATATTTTTTTCTGTGTAACTGGATTCTTTCAAAGTGGCCAGTTGATCAGCCCGGGTTTCCACAGCAAAGTCCAAGCGCATGGCAACAGCAATATCACCAACTCCATAGGTCTGCAGTTTTTTTGAACCCAGCAGGCCGCCACGATGACGTTGCAGTCTTACATGGTTGAATCTGCCAGCATCAAAATCCGATCCAATGCACACAGCGCGGCCACTTATGTGATGATTTTCAATGGGATTTGGCACCCACTCACGAGTTTGCGTTTTGCGGCCACCTGTCCAGCGTGTTTCTGTGATCACAAACTCGCCGGCATAGTCTGTTCTGTATCTGGCTTGCATTGGGTCAAAATCCTGTGGTGTAAATGTTGTAAAATATGTTGGCGCTGAGATCCGTGGTCTTGGGTATGGTGGCGGTACTGATTCTCACTTCCATGACATCACCACCGCCCTGTTCGCCCATCTGCATGCGTATGGGATAAAAGGTTCCTGAGATCAAGGCCGCTGTACCACTGCGTTCAGTAGGGCCGTGTAGTCCGCCGTTGTTGACCGTGGCATTGGCCGTGGTGAATCCTGACAGTGCTGTGGCGCCTATCCAGAGATAACTGGCATCATCACTGGTGGTAAAAAAGGTGTAGGTTTCTGTGGTGGTGGCCAGAAAATAACCCAACCATTGGACACTGAAGTTGTCACCGCTGTGTCCGTCCTCTATGGGGCTGGTGTTGACACTTTCTGCCACCTGTGTGGCTGTGGCAAAAAAATCCACGTTGTCGGCAAAATAACCTGTGTATCTGCGTCGATACAAACCGTTGCCATAGGGCAAGGCGCCCAAAAACATACCACCACTCACTGTGCAACCGTCCAAGGACAAGGGCACTAGAACCTCCCTACAGCTACTTCTATGGTTCCTATGGCTGTGCTGGGGTAGTCTTCCAGGGCTTTGCCAATGATACAGCCAGGTTCATACTGGGCAGGATCCAGTCGTTGCGCATGTCCCACTACAGCACTGGCCACCAAGCGATCGCCTTTGGCGATGGGCCCTTGGACCAAACAAGGCACACGCCCGGTCAAGCTGACCATGGCTGTGTGATCACTGACTAGACCATCGTTCATGATATAACTGGGCTGTGTGCTTACTATGCCGGCCACCCTGGGGCTATGGCTTGTGGTAGTGACCGTGACTTCTTGGTCGCCGCCAAACTCCAACACAGTGCCGGGCGCATAGTCTGCGTCGGCAGTGTATTTCTCTGCCAAGTCAGCGTATTGTGCTGAACTGGCCAGGGCAAACACCTGATTGAAACGAGTGGCTGAGGTGCCGATGTTGCCCACGCCATTGGCGTTGTTGTTGACAATGTTGCCGCAACTGACATTGCCAGTTGAAACTGTCAGGCTTGTTCCAGTCAAGGCAGCACCTGTTATGGCACCAGTGGCACTAATCAGGCCCGCTGTACGGATGTTACCGCCCGTGACGTTGCCCGCGGCACTGACCTGTGTGCTTACAGTCACTATGCCAGTGCCGTTGGGTGCCAAGGCAATGTTAGCATTGCTGGCTGATGTTTGGATATCTAACTGAGCTGAATCAATGATGGCACCTGACAGCAACAAGTTACCACCAGTGATGTTGCCTGTGCTGACCGTCAGACTTGTGCCAGTCAATGCTGCGCCTGTGACAGCGCCAGTGGCCGAAATCAGGCCAGCTGTGAGTATGTTGCCACCTGTGATGTTGGCAGTCACTGATACTGTGGTACCTGTATGGGTAGTGGCATTGACATTGGCACCACCCAAGATGTTGCCACCTGTGACATTGCCAGTGGCACTGATCAGGCCACCTGTCAGCAAGTTGCCACCTGTGACGTTGCCCGAAACACTGTTGACTCCGGTTATAAAAACACCTGTGCTGGCAAACACCGCTACGTTGCTTGTGCCTGCCACAGAAATGTTGCTGTTGCCATTGGCAGTTTGTATTTCAATGCTGGTGGTTCCGTTGACTATTCTGTCACCCAATATGTTGCCGCTGAGAGTGGCATTTCCAGTCACACTTAAATCTCCGGTGATCAGTGCGCCGGTGCTCTGTACCACCAACACATTGGCCGTGCCCGCGGCACTGGTAGTCACATTGCCATTGGCAAACACTCGCACATTTGACGTGCCCGAACTGATACTGTTAGAACTCAGGGCTGATATCTGGCTGGTCACATAGGCCACAGTGGCTATGTTGGAGCCACCCACTGTGATAGCATCATGTACTCGCAGGGTACCATTGGTGGTGTCCACTGTGATTTCTGCCAAGGCACCGGTAAATGCTGCATTTTGTGCATTGGTTCCGCGTCTGTATTGTACTTGTGAGGCCATTTTGGGTTCCTATAGGGTATTTATGTAACTATGGCACGGTCTGTGACCCTGCGCCAGTTGGTGCCGTCGGCAAAGGCCGGCACAGCACCGCCGGATTCGTTGGTCACATAGGCCATTTGTCCCGCTGGCGTGGCTGCGGGCAAGGTGCTGACAGTGTAGCTGGGCAACACAAACTGATCTGGGTAGATCAGGCCCGATAAAACCAAGGTGCCCAGATCTGCTTCTTCTGTGACTGCATCGGTCACAAGACCCAGATCATCTGACAGGGTCACAGCTTCTTCCACTGTGCCAAAGTCGGCTCCGTCCACAAAAATTTCACTGCCACT